CTTCCTAATTCAACGGCAAAAGGAACTGCATTTACAAAAGCAGATACTGCTATCGCAGTGCCACAAAATAATGTTTTGGGAACGCGAGCCGCTAGTTATCCTTGGTCTTCCTCAACCGGGTTTGGGACAAGATATACCAATCCTGCTATTGCAGCGGGTGATACAACAAGTGTTGCGTTTGCACCTGATAATACGCAAGGTGCATTTACTATGACCGCTTCTCCCTATGTTAGGGCGCTTCCTTTTTCATCATCAACTGGTTGGAGTGCGGCATACGCAAATCCAGCCACCCTGCCAGCAGGAACAGGTTATTCTTGTGCTTTCAATCCAACCGGCACGGCTTTGGCCGTGGCTCATGCTACAACGCCATTTGTGACGGTTTACAATTGGTCGTCGTCTGGATTTGGCTCTAAGTTTTCAGATCCCGCAACCCTTCCTGCATCAACCGGCAACGGCGTTTCTTTTAACTCATTAGGCACTGTGATTGCTGTTGCTCATTCAAGCAGTCCTTATGTTTCAGTTTATCCGTGGTCTGGTTCAGGGTTCGGAACCAAATTCTCAGATCCTAGTACAACGCCAACTAACAATGCAGCTAGTGTTGCCTTTACTAATTAAATTAAGGATGTTTTATGGATGCATATAGACAAGAGATCTTGACCAATGCGCTTGAAGGTCGGCGTCGTGAGGTCATGGAGTATGCAATAAATATTGAAAATTTTCAGCTTGCATTGCAAGAGATCGAAAATGATCCAAGTATGTTGGAATTTAAACAGCGTCTAGAGCAATTGCTCGCTGAACACATACGAGAGCATAAAAAAGCAAATGTAATGCTAAAGGTGTTAGAGCAACAATGTAGTGTAATTGGCCAACCTTGAAGCGCTTGCAAGTTATGAAGTTGTTTTGAAGGCCTTGAAGGCCATTCGTTAGGAGAGCCGCAATGGCAGCAAGTGGATTTACGCCCATTCAGCTTTATCACAGTACTTCACCAGGCGCAATACCGGCAGCAGGAGATTTGGCCGCTGGTGAGCTAGCATTAAATATTAGAGACGGCAAAGCGTACTATAAAGATATATTTGACGCGGTCCAACAGCTTGCTGGCCTTTCTGGATTTTCGGGCAATTCGGGTTTTAGTGGAGTGTCTGGCTTCTCAGGGCGATCTGGGTTTAGTGGCACCAGCGGTTTTTCAGGAATCAGTGGTTTTTCGGGCGCAGCAGGAAGTTCATCACTGACAGGGGTAACAAATTCTACAACGCCGTTTTCCACGGCACTTGGTTCAGGAGCACTTACATCTGTTACTTCAGGGGTACAAAATACCGCTGTTGGTTACAACGCCTTAAATACCCTATCAGGCGGTTCATATTGTGTAGCTGTCGGTGCTCAGGCTGCAACAAATAATACAACAAATAATACGACTGCTATTGGTTATCAAGCACTTGCAGCTAATACATCGGGGCCTTACAACACGGCAGTTGGTTATGGAACTCTAGCCACAAACACGACACAAGGCTACCAAACCGCTGTTGGTTATCTAGCTTTAAATCTAGCAACTGGAGCTTCAAACACGGCTTTCGGCGCTTATGCAGCGCCGAACATTTCAACAGGCTCTTTGAATGTAGCAATAGGTCGAAACTCACTTTACAATTTAACAACAACAGCGGGCAGCGTTGCCGTAGGCGCTAGTGCGCTATATTTAACAACAGGAGGTACAAATACGGCAGTAGGATATGGTGCTGGGAGCTTGCTTACAACAGGAGTAAATAACACCATACTTGGAAATAACGCGCAGGCAAGTTCTGACACTGTTTCAAACGAGATCACTCTCGGCGACTCCAGCATCTCAACTTTAAGATGTCAGGTCACAAGCATCACTGCCTTATCCGATGCGCGGGATAAAACCAGCGTTGTGCCGATCCAAGCAGGGCTTGATTTTGTCAGGCAGCTTAAGCCCGTAGCCTTTACTTGGAACATGCGTGATGGCGGTAAGGTCGGTGTTCCCGATACAGGGTTCATTGCTCAGGATCTGGTCAAAGCTCAGACCGACGCAGGCGTCACGATTCCGGGGCTTGTATACGCAGAAAATTCCGACAAGCTAGAAGCTGCCTACGGCAAACTGATCCCGGTGCTTGTGCAAGCTATTAAGGATTTGACCGATAAAGTTGAAACTCTTGAGTCCAGGATCAAATGAAATGAGCGACGATCTGGATAAGCGCCTCTCAGTTCACGAGGCCATTTGTGCCCAGCGCTATGAGCAAATTGAAAAGCGCTTAAAAGATGGCAGCACACGCATGCGGCATATCGAAATCTTGCTGTACATCACGATTGTCGCGGTCCTGCTTGGCCCTGGCGTAGCCGCGATGTTTGTCAAGAAAGTGTTTGGCATATGAATTGGTCTGATGTACTCAAGGCAGTCATCCCGGTCATAGTAGCTTCGCTTGCCTGGCTGCTTGGGCAGGTCGCGGACTTCTCCACACGCTTAACAAAGATCGAAGGCGCAATGCCTGCCTTGATTACCAAGGAGGGTGTGCCGACTGATAGCCCCATCAGTGCTGAGAAACGAGCCATACAAAAAGAGCAGTTGATGCAGCACATTAATGAATTGCAAGTCAAAGTGCGCCTGCTTGAAGAGCGCGAGAAGTTGGGGAAAAAGTAATGTTTGAGCTACTGGGCGGCGGCCTTTTAGGTTCCATTTTCGGCGGTTTGTTCAGGCTCGCCCCTGAAGTCCTAAAGTTTTTGGACAAGAAGAACGAACGCGCCCACGAGCTATCCATGTTCCAACTTCAAACCGACCTCGAAAAAATGAGGGGCGAGTTCAAGATGGAGGAGAAGTATGTGGACTACTCGATCTCGCAAATGGACACGATTAAGGAGGCTTTTAAGGAGCAAGCCCAAACGGCAAAAGAGGCTGGCTGGCTTGCTTCTTTTATCACTGCTATTACCCGCCCCGGTCTTACTTGGATTGCATTTGGCGTATATGTGGCTGTCAAAGCTGCCGGCTTAACGATAGCCTTTCAGACCAATGCAAACTGGGCCGAAGTCTTGACCAAGAGCTATGACGAGGATGATTTCGCCATGCTGAACATGATGATCAGTTTTTGGTTCGTTGGTCGAAGCATAGAGAAGTACCAAAAAGGTGGGTAGTCGTGGAAGCCTTGATCGATTCCCTTGCAAGAGTTTGGTTCTTGGGGGTCGCGCTTGTTGGCGTGGCCGTTTATGCCGTGACCATTAAGACTCGGCTTGATTACCTCGAGAAGGACCACGATAGGCAGATCCACGCGCTGTGGGAGCATGTCAACCGATTGATTGCTGAGAAATCCAGTGAATGAAGCCAAAAAGCTTTGCAAGGATGTACTGATCAAGCCCTTTGAAGGGCTGGCAAAGCGTTTGCCTGACGGGCGTGTAACAGCCTATCCAGATCCTGGTACTCGTGGACACCCTTGGACTATAGGTTGGGGCGCTACAGGTCCTGAAATCAATCCTGGCACGGTATGGACCATCGAGCAGTGTGAGGACGCTCTAGATCATCATGTTGAGTATTTTGTGCGTGGCCTGCTTAAGATGTCGCCAAGCCTTGCTAAAGCACTTCCAAGGCGTATGGCAGCCGTTACAAGCTGGGCCTATAACTGTGGGCTTGGTAATTATAGGATTAGCACCTTTAAGAAGCGTGTTGATGCGGATAACTGGGATGGTGCCGCGGATGAATGCTTGAAGTGGAATAAAGCTGCTGGCAGGGTTTTGCCAGGTCTAACCCGTAGGAGGGCGGCAGAGGCCGCGTTAATGCGATGAGTTCAGCAACCAAGTCAGATCCAGGCAAGTGGAAGCGCATTGTTGCCTCAGTCAAAGCTTCGGGCAAAGGCGGCAATCCAGGCCAGTGGAGCGCCCGTAAGGCTCAATTGGCAACCCAGAAATACAAGGCCTCAGGCGGGGGTTACAAAGGCCCTAAAAAAGCGGATAATTCGCTCTCAAAGTGGACCAAAGAGGACTGGGGTACGCGCAGTGGCAAGCCCAGCACTCAA